TCGCACGAATCTTCTTCCACACCCGCGTCGGCACGCCCTTGATGTGCTTTGTCATCAACTTCTCGGCGGTGAGCTGCTTGAACCACTCGTCGTCCACGTCCCGGGGAAAATGGATGTACCCGGGGCCGAACTCCGAAAGGCCAAGTCGGGAGAAGAGCAGCCCCTTCGCCGTGTCCGTCCCGACGATCCCCAACACTACCTTCGCCCGGGTGCGCCGGGGGGTGAGTTTGAGGAGCGGCAACCCCGCCCCGGCGCGACCGATGATCGCCCAGATCCGCCGTGACTCCCGTTTGCGGCAGAAGTCGTAAACCTGCTGCGTCGCGTGGCCTCCCGAATCGACGCAGGCCGAAGCGATCCGTAGCGTGTTCCCGCTCTCGTGGGGCCACGTTTTCAGGAGCCAGTCGTCCAGGTCCCGCCAGACCTGCAGGGAAGTTTCGGGGTTCCCGCGGAAGACCCCATGGTGGACGACCCAGGATTCCTCGCCGAGCCCGAATCCCCACACCGTTCCCTCGATGCGGTCGTCGTGAACGTCCACGCCGGCAGTAAGGAGAAGGATGCCCTCGGGAAGAGGGTCGCCTATCCCGTAATCCTCGCGGCTTCCGCCAAGCGCCACATCGTCGACGGTTACCCCTTCCTCCTCCCAAGACTCCCCGAGCGAGGTGTTGACCCACACCCGCAATGTCTCGGGGCGCTTCTTCGCCTCGAGGAAGTTCTCGACGATGCCGAGCCACGTCGACCACGGCGAATACAGCTCGTTTACATGGAACCCGGCTACCCGCTCGATCCAGGGGCGGGTGATCACCCATCGCCCGTTCCGGATCATCCGGTGCTTGTCCAGCTCGGTGAGCTGCGCTCGGCAATGTTCGCATTCGTACCGGACATTGAGTGGCCGCCCCTTCTCGTCCCGGTCGAACTTGATCCCGCCCCACAGAAGCAGCTGGAAAGAGCCGCAGACGGGACAGGGCACCTCATAGATCCGTTGGTCCGACTCCTCCCAGGCCGCCTCGATCCTCGAGGCTCCCTTGGTTGTAGGGGTCGAGGTGAGGATAATCTTGCGGTTCCAAAAATTTGCGGTCCGCTTGGTCGCAAGCCATACCGGATCGCCTTCCGTGCCGGCCGACGGGGGAAAGCGGTCCACCTCATCCAGGAGAACAAGCCTTACCGGTCTGGAGGCCAATGAGGCCGGGCTATTCGCGCCGGCCATCGCAATGTGGCCGCGAGGAAACTGTTTCTGCCGGAGCGTGTTCCCCGAATCGCGGCTGCGCGGGTCTTTCACCAGGCCCTTTAGGACCGGTGTGTCGCGGAGCATCGGCGCGAACCGGTCTTTCGACCAGGTTTCGGCCATCTCGATTGTGGGTTGAACCACCAGGATCGGCGCCGGGTCCAGGTGGATATGAAACCCGATCGCGTTATTGATGATCTCGGTCTTGCCCACCTGTGCGGAAGACATGACGACCACGGTTTCGATGGACGGGTCGGAGACCGCATCCATCATCCCCCGCTGGTATTCAGCCCGCGTCGTGAACCATTGCCCGGGCTCTGCGCTGCTTTCGGGCGAGAGCCTTCGGAACCGATCCGCCCACTCGCTCACCTTCAACTTCGGGGGCGGAGTCAGAGCCCGCAGCGCCGCCTTGATCGTCTCTTGTATGGCCACCGGTTGCGCATCGTGACAGGTCGAAGTTTGCAAGCTCGTTTAACGCCTCGTTGTGCATCTCGCTCGAAATCGCCTGGATTTCCGGAAGGGAGTTGCAGCCCAACACGCGCATCGGCAATTTCTTGTCGATCGCAAGGATCCGGTTCCGAACGACCCCGAATGCCGCACCGATTGCCTGCTCTACGGGTTCTCGGGGAAGCAGCTGCCCGCGGACCTTCGCGTTCTCCATCTCCTGCGCCTCGGCCTGGGCTTTTAAGAGCCTTGCCCTGCTTGCCCGGGCTGACTCGTCCGGGAGTGCGTCCGCCCCGATGGCCCGGTCCCGCAGGTACCGGATATACCCTTGGACGGCGGGAACGAGCTCATACCGTCCCTTCTCGGCCTTCGGGATGACCCCCTCGTTGGTCAGCTGGTAGACCCGGCGGATCGACAGGTCGAGAAGCTTGGCAATGACGTTGACGGGATAGGTGGCCTTCGCCGTCATTTACGGCCTACGCTTAACGATCAGGGAGAGCCATCCCCCAAGACACGGGCCCCGCCCCACGACCTTCCACCCTTGCGCCTCATACCTCTCCCGGTCCTCGACCAGGATGTACTTAAACAGCCACGCGGTCGCCACGAGGGACCCTTTCGGGCTTCCTGCCAGTGAAGTTCGACCAGCGGGTGACGATCACATCGCAATACGGAGGATCGAGTTCCATGAGATATGACTTGCGGCCCGTCTGTTCGGCGCCGATCAACGTCGACCCGCTGCCCCCGAACAGATCCAGGACGTTCTCCCCGGGGCGCGAGGAGTACTGCATCGCCCGAACGGCCAACTCCACCGGCTTCTCGGTGTTGTGGCTCATGCCCACCGCGGTCTGGAACGTGTGGCTGCCCTCCACGGTGAGGTTCCAGACCTCGCCGGCGTACGGAACGCGCTCGACGCTCTTCACGTAGCGGAGCGCGTACTCGCGCCCCTCGTGCTCGAGGTGGGTCAGCCTTCCCCGCCGAGCACCCGGTTCGCGAGCGTAAAAGTACAGCTGGTAGACGGGCCGCTGGCTCTGGATCCGGCGGCCGTTGATGGTGCCCATCTCCACGGGAGGGTCGTAGCGGAAGAGGTTCGTGGTGTAGCCCACCGACTCCCCGAGGACCGCCAGGTGGGCAGCCAAGTCCGGGGAGCAGGTGTTGCCCTGCCAATAGCTCCGATCGTGCACCCGGCACCCGTCCCCGTTGAGCCAGCCCTGCAGCACGGCGAGTCGCTTCGCACGGGGAAGGCTAAACACGACGGGGGCCAGCCTCTTGGCGTGCGAACCGCGACCGCCGAGCGCCTCGAACTCGGCACCAGCCTTGGCATCGAACGCCATGACCGTCACGCCCTGCGAGCGCTCCACGTAGTCGTTCGGGTCGTATTCCCCGACCGAGTCCCACCGGTCCCGGATGCGGCCGACCAGGTCTTGGCGCTTCTTGTGGAGGTGGAACGAGGGGTAACGATTCTCACCGTGCCCCGCCTTCTGAAGGCTCCCCTGGGCAAGGTACAGGCCGAAGAGGAACCAGTACTCCTCGTCCCGGTCGGGATACGGGTCCTCCTCCGGCTCCTGAAGGAGCGGGGTCATCGTGTAGTCGCCCACGCGGATCTCGTCGGCCCGGACCCACCCGACTCGCCCTCCGACGACGCGCCGCCGGATACGCTCGGGCCGCCAGACGAGGAAAGGGTGGTTGTCGGAGGCCAGCGTGGGCACGTTCCCGCCCTTGGCCGTGATGCGCACCAGATCTGAAGACTGGTAGGGGTGGGAGGTCACGTCCAGGACAGGGTGGAAACGGCCGTCGCCGGCGTACACCCGGTCCCCGAGCGCAATCGATCGGATGGGCCGGTATCCCGACTCGGTCAACACCAGCGCGTCGGGGTGCAGGCACAGATGAACCATGCTCTGTGGGTTGACCTTCTTCACCGGCCAGACGTCCGTGGCGTTGTTGGGCCCCAGGTAGACGTGCGCCGCCCCTTCTTTCCATCCATAGAATGCCCATTCATGGTTTCCCATGAAGTCCTTGCGCGTCAAAACCGGGTGCTCCTTGACCCAGATGATCGATTGGGAAAAGTAGAGCTTGTTCTCCTTCAGGACCGGCGGATAGTTCGCGATGTTCGCGTACCCGCCCCAGATGTAGAATCCCCGGCCCGGCTCCAAGACCCGGGCGATGTTGCCAAACCATGCCCGAAGGAGTTTTTCGAACTCCTCATCGGAGACGAAGTCGTTGATCAGTGGTCGGTCCTTGGGCCGCAGCTTCTCGGAGGTCTTCTTCGCCTTGCTCTTGTCCCGGGCCAAGTCGAACCCCTGGTGGTGCAAGGGGCCGAAGGAACTGTTCCCGGCCGCGATCGCGTTGTTGCTCCGGGGCTCGACCTTCACGTTGTACGGCGGGTCGGTGTTGACCAGATGAATCGGTGCCCCGGCAAGCAGCCGGTCCACGTC